TTATTCTCCAATAGTGGAGTATTCTATAAAAATATTATCTATAAAAAAATCACCATTATGGGATAATTTTATTTGCAAGTTATTTAATCTTTTTAAAATAAAATATTTATGGCGTATTCTATCAGCCTTTAAAGTAAATGTGTTATTATATTCATTTATACTTAATTTAAATATTTTGTTAGTTTTTAACATTGGTGTAAAAACAGTAATTGATTTAATTAAAATATCTTGATTGTTTTTAATTTCTTTATATTTTACATCTATGCTGTTACGCATATTTTTATCTGCTTTATAAAGCCTGCCATTTATATCTAATCCATAGCTGGAATATGTATTATTATTTTCATATATTTCAATAATCTGCATTAATTTATCTGTTAAATTATTTTTATAAACAGTAAATCCTTTTAAAATACTGCTGTATTCAAAAATATATTCATTATTTATAAAAATAATAGTGTTTCTTTCTGAACACAGGCTTACATCTGATATATTTTTGTCATGAATATACTGCTGGTAATCAGATAAGAAAAAATCACCATAATATTCTGTAACTCCTATTTTTTTTATGCCAAAAGATGCTCCAAAAATGATTTCAGAGCCATATACAATAGCTTTTGTGGTAAGTTTATCTATTTCGCCAAGTTTTGATACAGTCCAGTAAGGATAACTGCCTGCAAGCCTGTATATACTGCCGTTATCTTTAAAAACAATAATACTGTCAAGCACAAGGGCAGTATAAATTATTCTGCCGCCGTCTTTATATCCAATTTCTATAAACTGTGCGTCACTGTCAGTATTCCATGACCAGTTATAAAAATCACCTGCACCACTGAAATATAAATTAGAGTTCTGCGGCACTATAAGCCTGCCATTCTGCACTAAAAGACATGGGATATTTTCATCTGATGGTAAAATGTCAACATAATACATGCCATAATTATTTGCACAATAAAGCCTGTTTCCTTTAACAGAAAGTTTTTGAGCAGCTGCAGCATTTGCAGGACTGTTTGAATAATCAAGATAGACTAACATTTCCCTGCTGCATTCATAAAGCTCTATTGTATCATTTAATGCAGAGTTTTCATTAATTGAGCCAAAATAGCATATTAGTTTAGAATTGATATAAAAAACATCTTGTAAAAAATTTTTTATGGTATAGTTTTCAAATAATCTTTCTGCAATATTATATTCTTTGCCGTTAAATGAGAGCCTGTAAAGAGATGCAGTATTATTTGAAAACAGTGCATCAGTTTCATTAACTAATAAATAAAACTTGTTATCAATAACCCTTAAATATTTTATGCCGTAAGTGCCAAGTCCTTTTAAAGCATTAACATTATATTTTTTAATTGCTTTTGTTAAAGTATTTATCTCATATATTTCATAAGCTGTATTGTAATCTAAAATTAATAAGCTGTAAGCAGTAGATGCACACACTCTGACTTTTAAACCAAGATGTGAAAAATTTAAAAAGTGTATAAATTCATCTCCCGATATTGTATATATATCAGTTGCATCGCAGGCATAAAGAGTATTGCTGCATGGGAAAAATTCAATTACTTTTATTTCATGATTTAATATTTTTACATTTTTTCCATCTATAGACATATAACCAGTTCCGCGGCTGTCACTGAAATATATTTTATCTCCATAATAAGCAGCTGCATTTGTAAGAGTATCCACACTCTGCCTTGCAGATATTCTCTGCCACATAAATGGTGCAAATGAAAAAGCTATTTTAGTAAGCTCTCCATTTGGATTTAGATGATATACATTTGATGAAGATGAAATATAAAGCCCGTCTTGGTTATATATAATATCAGTTGGTGTTATACCTGTTTCTACTTGATAATATTTATTTTCAGTAATATTTGCAATGCCGCCTGCATAAGTTGCAAAAACAGCATTTTTTCCGTTATATTCTACATTGAAAAGCCTTGCAAACTTTCTGCCTGCAAAAGAAGATACTGATTTATAAGCTGGTGAGCCTTGAAATGTATTTGTATCTTCATTATATATAACACCACTTATACTGCAAGCCTGATTATCTTTTATATATTCGCCACTTATGGTGTTACACATACCACCTATTGGTTTATATAGTTTTAATACACTGTTTTTTGAATGATATGTGAAGCGGCTTGCGATAAGATTGTGTAGAGTAATGCGATAAGCGGTTTTTAAAGTTTCACAAAAATTTTTAAATTTGATTTAAAAATTGAGTGAAAACTTTATTTTTGAAATTTGGGATAAGGTGGCAGAGATTTGCCACCTATTTTTTTATTTAAGAATTGGCGGTATTCCCCCCCCCGAAAAATTTTGCAGCATTTTCTATTCTTGTTTTTGCCACTTTAAAATAATGGTCATCTTTTTCAATACCTATAAATTTTCTGCCAGTATTCATTGCTGCCACACCAGTTGAGCCTGAACCCATAGTTAAGTCGCAGACAGTATCTCCCTCATTTGAAAATGTTTTGATTAAATCTTCAAGCAGTTTAACCGGCTTTTGTGTAGGGTGGTATTTGTCTTTATCTTTTGCATATTTTAATAAGTTTGATTTATGACCTTTGCCATCCCACAAATTAAATGTGCTTTTCGTTTTAATATTAGCTTTTTCCTGCATTTCTACTAATTCTCCATAGCTTTTGAATTCCTGCATTTTATCAAGTTTAAAATTTTTAACAAGGTCTTCATAAGTCTTAACAGTGCATAAAGCGAACTGTAATCCATCAAAGCATAAAAAATGCTGTGATGTGCTGTTGCCTAATACAGCATTTATTTCTTTTGTAGATTTATTAATATAACCTTTGCACTGCTTGGCATAAATTCTTAATGGGTTACCGTCATATCTGTCATGCAGTTTTTTAAACACACATATTTCTTCTATATAAGATAATGGTGCAAGTTTAGCAGATAATGGATTGCCAAAGTGTTCTTTTTCCCAATACATTTGGTATAGATGTTTTACCCCATCATGCTGTTTTGCAAGCAGTTTTGTAGTAAATGGCTGCTGTGAAAAAAGCAGCATTTTACTATTTCGTTTTAATATTCTAGCAGCAATAGCAAATATATCATTACTGTCTAATGCTTCATCCCAGTCATACTTACCCTTTTTAAAAATATGATTATACCTATCTATACCTTTCATTATGCCATAAGGTAAATCAGTGAGAATTAAATCTACACTGGAATTTTCAATTTTAGACTGCTCTTTCAAACAGTCTCCATGATAAATTTTAAAATTTTGATTCATATTTTAATTTTCTCCTAAATATTATTTTAAGAGAACCGATATACCACCTAAGCCGTTCGCGATTCGGTTAGGGGTAACGGTTCTTCCGTGCTGTTATGTCCGTAACAGTTCTTGCAAAGGGTGATGTCCTTTGTGAGATGCCCCGATTTATTCTTAAAATGGCAGATGTAGTGCTACCCTTTATGTTTTTTATTGAATATGCCAAGCAATAGCTTTTGATGTTAATGCTGCTTCTCCAACATTTATACCACCTTTAAATAAAGCAGTATTATTACTAACTGAATTTTCTATACTCCACCCTAAGCTGGTATTATTACTTTGTAATTCCAATTTGCATAAACAAGACTACTTATCAAATTTTCAATTATAGGTTTAGATGACTCAACCATAAATTTACAACAATAAATATCTGTCTGAGTTGAGCCTACGAATACAGGTGATGACAAAGATTTACTGGTAGGAATAGTGATTCTTTTTGTTTCATTTGCTTGGAGAATAGTTATACCCCATCCTTCTAACAATATTTTGCCATTATTAAGTGGTGTCTCTGTCCAATTCCCATCACTATTTGTATAAAACTTTGGCTTTCCACCCAACTCAGTCGGTATTGAGCCATCAGGCTCTCTTAAAGTTTTCCAAGAACTCCACTGTCCTTTGTCGTAAGTCCTGCCAAAATACCTTAAATGCTCCTGACCGTTGATGCCAACAGAATAAAACCGCTGCCAGCCTCTGTCAAAATTAGTATCAATATATGTTTCATAATACCCAGTTTGAGCACCAGTTGGGCGGTTAATATTATCTACTCCATTTTTATATATATATACTGAATTTTTCAAATACAAATCAAGATTATTTAAGTCTGCATTATTTGGAAGGGTATATTGATTATATGTGTCTAAATTCTTTCTAGCCTCAGTGGCATTCTGAGCCTCTGTGCCGCCTTTATTTAAAGGCAATATCCCTGTAAGTTTATTATCTGTTAATGCTAATGAATTAAGTGTAGAAAAAGCTCCTAATACAACACTTAAAGTATCTGCATTTATTTTACCTGCATAATTTATAATTTCTACCCAGTAGCCAGTGCTTGCAACAGGGTCCTGCACGGTATTTGGTGGTGTAGCACCGTTTGGCTGAATGCAGAAATATACAGAATTATCACTTCCCAGCACAGTTGCCCCTGCTGAATAATCAAGCAGAGCATCCCAAGAATATTTACTGCCTGATTGCAAAAAGAAAGTATGTATAGACAATAAATTAAATACTGCATTAAAATCAAGCCTTTTAGGTGGCAGACCACCTGCATTTACAGGCAGGCTTGTTAATGTAGGAAACCCGCCAAGCAGGCTGAATTGATTAGAACCCTGCGGTGTAGTTTCTGGCAGGATATTTTTTTCACCGTCTACAACTAACGGTGCTTTTAAGATTTCTGGTTTTTGTGGTATCATATTATTACTCCTTTACTACTGGAAGGGGGAAATTCCGTTTTCCCCCTTTCCACCTTCCCCCTTTGGTTAAGGTGTCGCTCCGCCAAAGTGTGATTTGGCTTTGCTCCATTTCATTTTATTTGTTTATTTATTCAATGATATAACTGTCATCAATATCATAAGGCGAAAATACGCCATTATCAAAGCCCTGCATGCCGCTTCCTTCAAAGCCAAATGTTTCATCTGTTTTTATTTGCAGCAGTTCATAAGTAACGCCTGCGGGCTTTGGCGGCAAGTCTCTGCGGGAAGCAAGAGCTTCTTCAAATGGTTCAAGATAAAACTCAAAAATATACCGCAGTTTCATTACTCCTACTTCTAAAATATAAAAGCTGCCCCTTCCAGCATATAGCCTTTCCAGAAGTTCAGTCATAATCTCTGCATTTGTTGATGCAATGTTGGCTGCTGCTTTTATTAAAAGCAGTTCTCGGTATGCATTATCTGCCAACGAAACTATTTCACTTCCGGCATTTTCTGAATAAAAAGGACTTACATCAAAAGGGTCTTGCTCTGAATTTTGAAATCCAAAGAATTTATTTGTATCAGCTTTAGAGCGAACTTTTATATTCCTGTCTATACCAATTATCCCACCCCAAATATCAAGCCCAACACCTTCTGCTGTTAAAATATTAAATACTTTATCATAAAAGAGCTTAATATCAGCTTTTGGGTCAATGAGCTTATTAAACCCACGAAGCAAAGCTTTGATTCTAGGTGAGACAGAATACTGGCTTAAAATTGTTTCATCAATATCAAACATGTTATACCCCCACAACTATATCCACTTGAATATCTGAAATATCAAGTGTAGGAATTTGAGAAGCATCAAAAGAGAGACTGTCATAATATTTATCATTCTGTGTAATCTGAATAGATTTATATACAACGCTTAATGCAGTAATAACTGAAGCGAATCGTGTAGCATATAATGTTTCACCCATTTTAACTGGCACGGAACCATCCAGCCCGTGAAAACTGTTAAAAACAGCCTGCTTAATACTCTGGATAATATTTGATGGCAGATTATTAGTATTATAGATAGTTATGTATATACCTACGGGAGCCGGTGCAGGTCTTAATATATTATAGTTATAAACAGTTCCTTTATTATTAGTATAGGTTAGCGGGGTATCACCAACAGTTCCGCAGCCCATATCTTTCTTTTTATATATTGTTTCTGCTATTTTATCGTTATCACCGCCAAAGATTGATATACATATAGAGTGGGCTTGTATTGTTACTCCTCGTTTAACTACTGTAGTATCAGTATCATTTTCTAAAAGTATGACAGCAGTTACGCCTGTTATATTTGCTAGTGCTGCTTCTATGGCATTAATGGAGCCTTGAGAATTAATAGCAGCACTTCTTTTTATGCGTGCATAAAATTCTGACCGGGATTCTGCATTTCTGCCAGTGATGCCCGCAGCAGCATTTGTAACAGTATCCCAGCCTGCAATTTGTGTAACAATCTTTGTTACCGTATTTGCACCAACAGGGATAATGCCAGTTTGTGTTAAAACGAATGTAACTGCAACACTTCCAGTATCAGATATAACAGCATCTTCAAGTGATACAAACCTATAATTATTATCGCTTTTAACTATTGAACCGGCAGGGATAAGGGTGCCGCAAAGCCCTGAACATTCACATACAACAGTGGTAGCTGTGGCAGGCTGCCTTTGTAAAAAATAAATTGCAGCAAGAGCGTCTTGAAAAATACCGTCAGCAGTTTCTGGGTTAAACTGACTTGCTAAAAATAAGAACTCATTATCTTTATTCATAATAGAAGCGGTCTGGCTGTCTATCAGCTGCCCCTGTGGGGTTTCAGGGCTTGTATCAAGTGCTGGCAGGTCTGGGTCTTTAAATGCCTCTACCCACACCGTGCTAACAGCAGAGCGGACATCTTCTACACTGTCTACAATAAAGCCTTTATTTACATCAAATTTTATGCTCATTTTTCACTCCTTCATAATTTGGAATAAATCCAAATTATTCATCCGTTTACTTTTATTTGAAAATACTTCCATGTATTTTCAAAACTGCGGAATGCCCGAGCAAGTCGGTTCATTCCTTATGCAAGCGATGAGACATCCTGTCTCATTTTCACTCCTTATGATTGTATTATTCCTGTTCCTATACGAGCAGTTTCGCCATTTTCAAGAGTAATAAGAATTTCCCCTTGTATTATTCCATTATCATTATTAATAATAACTTCTGCATTTTTAACACCATCTACACTCATTGCTGCTTTTTTAATATGAGAGCGGATAACAGATAAAGCAGGGTTTCGTTTAAGTGTTACATCAAAGTGAGGAATACCTTTATCTGTATTAAAGTAAGCATCATTGGTAAACAATCGGACGGCACATGCTACATTTTGGGCTATAGAATAATAAGGATCTGCAGTTTTTAAAGAGCCGTTTTCATTTAATGTAATATCCCAGTTGTTATCTAATTTTAATGAAATCATACTAAACTATCTCCTTTATATTAGGATTGCTGTATTGTGCTGTATTAAATGGCACAAGTGGTGGTGTAGTAGGTGTCGGAGCACCTGCCGTATTAATATAATTATGAGTATGCTGATTTAATGCATCAGTTATTTTTTCATTTATTAATGCAAGGCTTGCATTTTCTCCAAGATTTATTTTAGATGAATTAATATTTACTTCACTGTCTGCATTAATTTCAGCTGTCTGACATTTTAACAAAATATTTTCGTCAGCATTGACTTCAGCATTTTGGCAATTAATAACCACTTTTTGATTAGCATTAATGGTTATGTTATCATCTTTGATTTCAATATAGTTTTCTGGTTCATTATTAAGCATACCGCCTATATATATACCTGAATAAAGTGGATAATTTAAAAATGAGTTTGGAAGTATTTGGCTGTTATTACCTGTTTTAATATTACTTGAATCAGATTTAAATACTATCAGGACACCTATATCTCCTGCTACAGGGTTAAGGCGGACTGCTGTGTTTCCTGCACTGTATCTAAAATAAGGTATTTCAAATATTTCTGGCAGCTCTATTTTATTATTATCAGCATCAATTTGAGCTATAAGCGGCTTAACTGTTACTTTTTGATTATCCGCATCTACTTTGGTAACTGTTACCGCATAGCAGGTATTAACAGTAGATTTAATAATACTTGTTATGATAAAGTTTAAAGTATTATATTCTGTCGTTAAATCTTCATAATTTGCAATACCTTTTGATTTTGACATTATCACTCCTTCATAAATTTGAAGTAAATTCAAATTTATTCACTCGTTTACTTTTATTCAAAAATACAGTCCAGCTACGGATTTTTGATTCCTTCCTATTCGGTCGGAAAATCTTTGCGTCGCAAAAGACGCTCCCCTTGATTTTTTGAAACTGCGGAATGTCCGAATAAATCGGTTCATTCCTTACGCTTCGCGGGCTTTCGTCCTAAAAGCCTTTTCGCCCTTTCCAGCTATATATATACCGCTTCAACAGTAGACTTCCAGTCCCCGCCTTGCGGGCTGTTAGCAGTTAAAGCATGTTGTAATTTAATTATTTTCCATGTGCCTTTTGCTTTTGGCACTATGGTTTCTAATGTTACAAGCCCCTGCTGGCGTAAATCTTTATTATAGAGACAGGAAAACATAACACCCTGATTGCTGAATACTGGATAACCTATCAGACCAGTATCTTTATTTATTAAAACGGATTTACCTTTGCGGGCTTCTTTGTTTTTTAAAACGATTAAAACATCATTATCAACAATAACCCGTGCATTAACTGCTTTTGCTGTAAAATATATCTGCTGCATAACAGAGCCCTGAATATATACATTATTTACGGTATCAGTAATATCACATTCAAGTTTATAACCTGCTGCCTTTGCCAGCTTTGACATAATATTTTTAACTGTTGCAGAGCCTTTTATGCTTAAAGGTGATGCAGGCAGTTTCATTGCATAGCTGGAAGCGATTGCATTAATGTTTAATGATATGTCAGGGGAGCTGTTAAAATCACCAAAGCTGTTTTCAATTTCCCCTATGAAAGCAGTTGAATAATCTATGCCGTTATCAGTTGTTTCTATTTTTATCAGATTTCTTTTTTCTACTGATAATGGCTCAAATGACAGAGTTGTAAGTTTTGCAATATCATCTATATTCATATTATATATTTTACCCTGACACTTATTAAAGTCTGGCATTGCAATGCATTCTATATTAAATGAGCATGCAAGCCCTGTTACTATTTTAGTATTTTTGCCATTTTCAAAGGAATCTGTTCCAAGCTGAAATGTAACTTTTATGTCTTTTTTTGTAAAACTCATATGACACTTCCTAATTGCAGATTGTCAAATGTTGCTATCTCTTTTTCATCTAAATAATATAACTCATATCTTTCATTTAGTTTTGTATATTCAGGGTTGCTGCTGCTTAAATTATCTATAAAAATAAAATTACCTTTAAATATGCTGTTTACAGGCAGTATTTTTGTGCGGTCATAACATATTGCACCATAAAATACTGGCTCATTATCTAACATTAAATCTAAATATAAATAATCACCACGAAGAAACAGGTGTATAGTGCAGCTCTGATTATTTAAAATAATTTCAAATTCTTGATTGGGTATTTGTTCTAATGGTATTAGTATCATTAATATATTACTCCACTGCCAGTAAATTTTTCAGTAGTTTTGGATAGAAGGCTTTGATATTTACCCTGTTTTTTACCAGTATTAACTTTTGAAGAAGCTGACTTGTTTTTTGTATATTTAATAGAGTTAGTATATGCTGCCTGCACCTGCCTTATTTCCTTAAAATTAAGAGGAGTTATAAGTATACCAACTCCGTCTGTTTGGTTAAAGCTATAATCAAATCGTTCTAAACTGTAGCCTGCATAGTATGAGTAAGGTGATACAATATTGACAATCTGTGCTTCATTATAAAGTGTATTTAATATGTCAATGGCATTTTGCAGCTTCAAAGTATCGCCCTGCACAGCAAGTGTAACTGTCAGCTCATTTGGTGTAACTATTTTATTATATGTAGTAAAAGAGCCTTTTTCTACAGAGTAGTTTGTTATTTTTGAAGCATTAGCGGCATCTAAGGATATAAAACTGGTAAACTCTAATACAGGCAGGTTATTTTCATCTAATATTGTCCACATTTCAGCTGTCATATAACACTCTCTCTAATAATTTACGCCACTATTTGCTGCTTGAGCCATATTGTAAAATTTATTATCCATTGCAGCTGGTATTTCTGCTGCAACTGCTTTTGGGTCTGCGTTAGGGCTTGTTACTGTAATTGCTCCCACAGAAACGGATGTTGTGCTGCTTACTGTTTTGCCGCTGTTATTTATGGCACCAGCAGGAATAGCATGGGCAGGTGATGGGCTGTTATCACTAGTAAAAAAATTTACTATACCACTTCCAAAAGATTTAAACCCATCTGCAATACCTGATACAAAGCCAGAAATTTTACCAAATACAGCGGAAGCTATGCGGTCAAGCTCATTGAAAAACCGCATTAATGGCTCTTTTATGCCTAAAAAATCAAATAAGTTTAAAGCCGCTTCTTTAATATAGCCGCCTAAACGGATGATTATTTGCAGCATTCTATCTGCAGCGGCACCTAGACCTTCAAGGGCTTTTTTTATACCTTCGCCGTCAAATGTAAAGATAGAACCTATCAAGTTAAGTATATAGCCTAAATATGAGCCAAGCGTTAATACATAATCAACTAAGCTTGCCACAGTTTTAACAAATGTTTTAAAATTTTTTACTGCCATACTTAAATACTTATCAAATATATCTTTTAATTTAGTCCAAATTTTTGAAAGTTTTTCTGATATTTGCTGACCTGAGCCAAACATTGCCCAAAAGCCTGCAAGAGCAGACTGACCACCCTGCATATATACGAATAAATCTTCAATTAATAATGATACTCCAAGCACTGCTGTGGCTATCCCTATAAATATCCATGTTAAAGGGTTTGCAAGCATGGCAGCACCAATTTTAATTAAAGCTGGTAATAAGATACCTGTTAAAACAGCAGCAATACCAGCGATTACTGCCCGCAAAAACACTTCATGCTCCCTTATGTAAAGCACAAAATCTATAAGTTTATTTGTAAGAAATGTTAATGGCGGCACAACAAACTGCATAATAATAGTTGATATATAGCGAAGGACCTGTATTAAATCTTTAAAAGCATTTTTCATAAGCATTGCAGTTTCTGCATCCTGCCTGCTCATAACCCCTAAAAGTTTCTGTCTTTCTATAAGTTCAGAAACAGAGGCAGAGCCTTTTGATAAAAGCATTATTGTGCCGTTATCTATACCCAATGACTGAACTAGACTTGTAAATCGTTTATTATCCATAGTGCCAGCTACACGGGATAAATCTTCCAATATATCTATGGATGACTTTATATCACCACCTGCATTTCTTGCAGATATTCCAAGCTGTGCAAGAGCAGGGGCTATAGATGATGTGCCAGTAGTAGTAAACTCAAGCATTTTATCATTTAATGATGAAATAGTGCCTTCAAAGGCAGCTGCATCGCCACCAGCCCTGTCTACTGCACCAGCCCACGCACTAATATCTTCTGCAGATTCACCTATGGTTTCTGCAAGCAGTCCAGCAGCTGCTGCATTTGATATATACTCTTTAAATGCAGAACTTATGGCAAAAGCTGCTGCAAGGGGTGCAAGTATATTATTCATTATATTTTTAGCACTTGCTGCAATAGTATTTTCAGCCTGAGCCATGCCACTTTTTACACCACTGCTGTCTATTCCCAATGTTATTAATAACGCATCTATTACACTTGCACTTGCCATAAAAAATATCCTCTATCTCTTTTCAGTATTTTTATAACTTAACCATTCATTATAGTTATTAACTCTTATTATGTCATATAAGATATAAACATCTTCAAGGCTGTAATAATTTTCCAGCTCTTTTAATGTTGCCATATTTTTACTTATCACTATCCCAAAGACTGCTGGGATAGTGGTATATGCTGCTAAATTCCCACTTTGATTTGCGGATTTATATTCAATTTCTCTTTCAAAATTTGAATATCCGCTCCTGCTAAAAAATCAAAGTGCAGCTTTAAGCATTCAAACCTTAATTTAGTAAGGGTTGAGCTATCTTCAATGTTGCTGTCTATCAATGCTTCATTCAGTAAGGTAGACATATTCCCAGCTTTTATACTGACACATGAAAAAAGCATTTCATCAAATAAATCAATAGCTTTATCTATATTTATTTTAGATAGTGCTTTAAAAAGGTTTTCTGCACCGCCTGCCATAAATGACTGCATACCTTCTTCAATACTGCTGCCTGCTGGCATTTCTATATCGCTGCCTAAAAGCAGCATTATTGCTCTTATTTTCCATTTTTCAGCTTTTAAAGCTGGCATTTCTTTTATGATAAATGTTAAATCTTTATCTCTGTCTTTTATTGTTATCTCTTTTTCTTTTCGCATGTGACACTCCATTCATATTTTTTAATCAGTCCTATTATAAAAACTACCGACAGCCTGTGCAAATTCTATTTCCTCCCTACTAGGTCGGGAATTTGGCAGTCCTCGCAAAAAACACTCGCAGGTGCGGGAGTTTTTATCCTACTGAAACTTATTAAACGGGGCTGTTTTTTAGCCGCAAGGACTTTCCGACCGAATAGGAAGGAAATAAAAGTCCGTAGCTGGAGAGTTTAATAAGTTTTGCGTCATCAATAGTAACTCATTCATTTAATCTAGTTAAAAATGCCATTTTTAACTAAACTATAAGAAGTTTGGAACCTTGCTTTCAAAATCCATTTTTAAAGTTACAGGGTCTACTGTTTTCTTTAATGCCAAATCAGTTAAACTTTTAATCACACCTTTTTTATAGGTATATGATTTTGCAAGAGCTGGAACTGTAACCACTACTTCACACTCTACAACAGTCTTTAAACTTTTTGCTGCATTTAATGACTGTTCTATTATTCGCCATGAAGAGCTGTCTGCTTCAAACATAATCGTTACAGGTATGATATTTGGCACATAGCCTGCTGCCATTTTGCCATCCACCCCCATCCTTGTTTCAGCAACTGGAACTTCGTCGCTTGTAATAGACTGGTCTGCACTAAACTTTACCAGTGGCATACCAGCTGATGCAAAAAAATTATCTTTATATATTATTACTGCATTACTTGATGTTATCATTAGTATCTCCTTTTACATTATTACAGAACTTGAAATCTGTAATTTTTTCACTACACCGCCATCTGTATAGTATAGTGTTATAACTGGACTTTCTCCTGTGCTTCTGGCAAGAGCTCCTGGATCCTGTATTAATAAATAGTAACCATTAGCGTAAAGCTCGGCTGTTATATCATCACCAACTTCTGATATAATCTGTGCTTTTTGTGCTTCTGACAGGGTTACACCTGTTTGGATAACTCCATTATTTAATGCTTGATTTATTGGGTCTGACATCCATGCACGAATAAATGAATAGCCGTTTTCATTATATGTGCTTTTTGTTACACCAGAAAGACCTGTAATAAGTGCATTTTTAATAGTTTCATTAAACCATACAGCATTAATATATGTTGATATATTTATATAATTTCCTACAATCGTTCCTTTGTATAAAAAGTTGAACTCTGTATTTTTTGTGGCAAATTTGCCCATATATGTATATGTTTTTTTATCAAGTGCTGCTGCATCGCTTTCTGTTGTAACAGTTGGAGCAAGCCCATCCACTTTTTTAAATGCTAAATCTATTGCACCATTTAAGCGATTCCAGTCAACTGATGCGAATGTCCCCATAATGCCAGCTGCAACTAATGCAGAATTATAAGCTCCTGCAAAATTTGTAATACCTGCTGCACTCATTACACTTACTACATCATTATTATTATCAGGCATTAATGCAGATGCTTCATTGCTCCATACAATAAAACAGTAACTTACTCCAGATGAATTTGACCATTTGCCTAAATTTAGAGCTTCTTCATGCTCTGCATTATACAGAGAGGTAATAGTTACAAAATTACTGTCGTGCCCAGTAATCATCGCCATATTTTCTGCCACACTTAAAGCTTCCATGCCAACAGATATTAATGCACCTGTTTCAGAAGTTAAGCATAAAAGGGATGATAAATCTGTACCTTCTGCTCCTGATGCAGCATAAGATATGGTAGAATCTGCACCAACAGTTCCGCTTGTAATTTGAAAGCCTTCGTTTAAAGCAGAATATGTTACAGTAATATCTGCTGTATTTATTGCAGACTGCAATTTTAAAGCCACATCTGAAAGACTGTTACAGCTTGATAAATCAATACCAGTAAGCTCTTTTGCTGTGCTGTCTATTGATATATTAAATGAACCATCCGTCACCGCTTTTAATGCTTCAAGAGTAGTATTTAATTTGCCGCCCCTTAAATATGCTGGCACCGCATTTAATACTCTGCTTGCAAATTTTATAACTGACGGTTTTTTAAAACTGTTTTGATAGCCTGCAAAATAAACTACCGCTGCATTATATTCATCGCTTTCATACCCAAAATATTCTGCCACTGCATTACTTGATACAAACTCTTTAACAACACCTGCTGGCAGCTGACTATTAACTGTTAAAAATAAACCATTAATCTCAATACCTGACGCTCCCGCAGAGATTACTCGCGGGATGATGTCTACTATGTAACTTGCTGGTATACTCACCTTACACTCCCCGAAAATATCTTTTTCCTTTCTGCTGTGTTGCATAAAAAAAATCTTATTTTCTTCTAATTTTTCTTTCTATTTATCATTATTATCTATTTTTTTATTTGCTAGTTCGCTATTTACTTCAACTTTATCAAAATATTCCTGACTCACAGTAACAGCATTTACTTCTTCTAAATGCAGCATAAGCATATAACGGTTTACGAAGTTATCTGTTTTAGATATTGTTTCTATTGCTCTTGCATCATCAGCATATAAAAGCCCTATACTATACTTATTAAAGAAATCCACACCATAAGAGCTTCTAGCCATTGTTTCAAGCATTGCCGCATTTTCTCGTGCCTGCATATTTGTTTTCGCAACTATATCTATTTGAATATCAATAATATTGCTTTTAGTTACAGTTACTTTTTCATTAGCAGGGTCATACTCTTCAACATTGGTGCCTCTGCGTCTTTCATTAATAATAGTAAAAACAGCATAGCTTTCACTATCCGCAGGCAAAAGGGAAGTGGACTGCCAGCCTTTGATAATGTTATTCTTTTCAATATTTGTGTATGCTGCTATAAACTCATAAACTGCAATTTGAATATTACTACTGGAAGGGGCGAGCGATTTTTCGCGAGGACTGCCAACTTCCCGAGTGAGTAACGAGGAATCAGAAGTTGCACAGGCTGGGGAGCCAACCCCTGTCCCAGCCAGATTTTCTGATTCCTCCCTATTTGGTCGGGAAAATCTGTCCTCCTTACAGTCGCCATCTTCCCTGCTTTTAAGGTCTCTCTCTGAACTTGTGTGAAAGTTCTTTGCTCCATTAAAATTATTATCCATATATTTTTTCCTACATTGGAATTCCCGCAGGTTTTGTAAGTTGCAATACAACACGCACACATACCCATCCTTGTGCTGAAAACTCGTCATAGGTGGCATTTACCATCCACCATGTTTTATCGCGTTCCCTAAATATATAATCTGCACCTTTGCCAACAACTCTATTCAATTCTGATATTCGTGCATCCACAGTAGTATCTATATAAACCTTACGAAGTATCATATTTTGATTAACGGCATCTGCATGTTCTAATGCTTCATCGCTGTCTATCTGCCACCGTGCCTGTGTAATTATGGCTGCAGAATAATCTGGAACAATATCACCATAATTATTTTTAACACCTAAACATTTAAATACAAATACCGTTTCTGTCTGCTGCACTGCATTCAAAACAGGGCTTACTATATTATGCAGATTCATTATCACTCCCCAGCCACTTTTTTTTATTCCTCCCGACTTGGTCAGAAAAAAGTGTCCTCGTAAAAATCACTCGCCCCTGCTATTACTTACTTCATAACTTACAGCATTACGCATATCACCAGTATCAACAAGGGGTGTGCTTCTGCCACCTTTCATTTTTATGGTGTAAGGGTGGTTTGGCACAAAACCGCCTTTTGATATACTCTGCTGAATATCTGAACGCATTAGCTGTCCTGTTTTTTTAAGCACTTTTTCAACAATATTTTTATCTGTAACACCCATAAATTTTAACTGACTTCTTATGCTTTCTGCCCATGTATCAGTATTATTACTAATTGCATTTCTAAAAAAAGGGCGGGCTGGGATATGCACATTGTCTTTTTTACTGTGAGTGCCAAACTCATTCCAGTATGCAATCTCTGCTATGCTTGGACCTTCACTGCTAGTTTGAGCACCTTCTAATATACCAACTTTTAAAGACTTATTAGCAGCGTATAAATGTCGTAATACTCCGTCTAACTTTTCTTCATCAAATTTAAGTTCCAGTGTTCCTTTTTTTAAATGCAATTTAAATACTCCTAGTATCTAATATATAGATTCTTCGCTATCGTCTAGCCTGTGCAAATTCTGATTCCTCGCTAAAACCGCTCGTCAGAATGACATATTATGCTTTAATGATGCTTTGCTCCCGGCACAAATATCCCACCCAATTTATACTTTTGCACCATTTGCCAAAACATATATCCACACTGGGTTTGAGTAAATTATTAAACAGCAACAAAAAAACATCATATTTTTTTGTTGACACACTTCGCAAAATGTGATTTTGCTTCGTTTACTATATACGGCACATCCTGTGCCTATGGTTTACTCATCCCGTGCTAATGATTTTTCCTGCCATTAATAAATATTCCACCCAATTTATACTTTTGCACCATTTGCCAGTAAGAATAACCGCACTGGGTTTGAGTAAACCATGCAGCACCTTTTTTCTGGTCTATGTAAAAACCTGCTGATACTGAGCCTTCTGTGGCACTTGTTATACTTCCTACCTGCCCTGAAGTGGCAAGTGTTGCAATATGGCAGGTAAGCAGGTATAGTAATATTTGCCTGTCATTAATACCTTTGTCAGGGTTATAAGGCACCATTGAACTCTCTGTATTTGAGCATATAAGAGCTGCTTCATCAAAACAGTTCTGCAAAAAAACATCGCTGTATTTATCAGGGTTTGCAAACTGTGGTCGCTGCTGCCTGAATAATGCAGGGTCAAACACTACTATTGCCATAATTTATTTGTCCTGTATGTAATTATTGACTTTTTGCAGGTCTTTTATACTTGTATTTTCACCCACTTCTACAGGCTCCATGCCAGACTTTATTTCATCATGCTCTTTACTTTGCCGTGCAGCTGATGCTTTATCATTAGATGAAAATATTAATCCGTTTTTAAACACATTTAGAGTGGAGTATGTTTTTTTGATATAATTCCAGTCCTGCCTGTCTATAACTGTCATACCAAACCCACCATCAGGCAATATGCCGCTTTTTAACCCTTTTAAATTGGCAGCATTACCCTCAATAATAACATATCTGTTATTAGGTAAATTGAATTTTATGCCCTGCGGGTGCTTTAAACACACTATTACTTTATCATTTTTAGGCTCTATGCCATGAATGGCAGGGACTTCCTGCTTTGCAGGCTCTTTTACTTCTGTATCATTTACAACACTGATTTCTGCCTGCTCTGTTGTTTCTTCCAAAACAGCAGCAGCTGTGGTTATTTCATTATTTTTTTCTATATTCTCTTTTCTATTACCCATGTTTTCCTCTTTAATTTATTGTGTTATAAAAACTACCGACCTGAGCGGGAGTTTTTATTCTTTATGATAAGCAGTAATGGTGAATTGCTGCTTATCGGCATTATTAATAATTAACTATTACTGCAAGCCTAATTAAAAATGTTTACATTTTTAATTACTGCTATATTCCCGTCATTACTGCAATTCCTGACGGCTGTTTAATAATAGAGCCATAGGTGGAAAATGCTATTTTTTGCTTCTGACCAGACATTTCACGCACAAGTGGAAAAACTCTAAACTTTTCGCCAAATGCAGCCTCTGCAACCTGCTCACCATCTATCTCTTCCACACTCATTATCATTTGGGAATCATTATTGCTTTCTTCAAGCTCTGGAAGCACTATAATTTCAATACCACCCACAAAATATTTTTTCAGCATATCCATAACAGAAATATTATACTGAGTAGCTTTACCAAGCTCTACATTACGGGAAGGGGATAATGCCAGCTTGATTTTATAATCTGCTGTAATATTCTTGTTTTGATTAACAAGCTCTGCAAATAAGGTAAGAATATCATTATATATTGCAAGAGTATCTTTTGTGCTCCATTTAGTGCCGCCACCTGTGCCACTTGGACTTGCAGCAATAGCAGCATTTAAGTTTGGGTCATTTAAATACCCGTAAACTTCCATGCCTTTTACACCATACAAATAGAAATAGTTGCTTGCAATAGAGACAGTAAGTGCTGCTGCACGCTGTTTATCAGCTATATAGTTAATCTTAGCTTCAGCAAGCAACTCCTCTTCAAAATCACCATACTCTATAATTGTTTGAAATTTTGCCTGCTCTCTGCGGGGAAAATTATAGTTTACATCGCTTCTGCCATTTGGGCTGAAATCTCCGTAAGGAGCAATGTAACCCAAACCTTCTGCAACTCTAAATATATAAGTTGAAGTAGTCCAGCTGCCAGCTTTGACCTCTCTTGCAAGTTTTGTTGCATTTCGTGGGTCAAAAAGCACATTAGTTACTGCCGTATCAATATAGCTGGTTAAAACAGCTGGAACAGCTATATTTGGAGTAGTCTGCATTGCTGCATCTTGTGCTAAAATTAAAAGTTCTTGAATATCCTGCTTATTACGGATATATGCACCTCTTGCACCTGAACCGCTTAAGCCATAATCACATAAATCTTTTTGTTCTATCATAATAATTAACCTCGTTTTGAAATTATAATTATATCTTGGGCAGCTCCACCTTTTGAAACAACCCACTCTGTTTCAACAGCTCCCTCTACTGTGCCGCCAGCTGCTGCTGTGGATATTTCACCAGTTGACAGGTCTGCAAATACTTTCTGACCTGCTGATGCTTCTGTTTTGGTCTGCATAAACCAATCACCAGTTTCTGCAACCATTACTCCCTGACCAGCAGGTATCAGCATAGATGCTTCTTCATCATAGTTAAGATATGTTTGGATACTTTCTGCTGATACTATACCAGCTGGTAAGCCTGTGCCTGTATTTAAATATGTATCAGGATTATATACTTCACTGTTATTCTCCCCAGCTGTCTTCCATGCAAACCTGCCAGCAGTTACACCATTTTCTCCTGCAACAGGCTGATATGATGCATAACTAACAGGGTTGTCTGTGGCTTTTGAACCAGCTCTGCCTAATGCCTGATACTGTCTTGAATTTTTTGGAAAACCCATTATTCACTCCTTTATAAATTTGAAAATAAATTCAAATTTATTCACTCGTTTATTTTTATTTGAAAATACTTCCCTGTATTTTCAAAACTGTGAAAGCCCCGAACAAGTCGGTTGCTTTCTTACTAAAGCAGGCTTGTCCTAAGCCTGTTTCTCTCCTTTATTTAAAAACTTTAACATTTTTCTTAAATGCACTATTTTCTTCTTTACCATCCATTGCAGTAACATGTGTGCCGTAATGCTGTGCATTTTTATTCTTTACAATGGACTTATAAAGAGACTGATATGCAGATTTATCCACACCTGTAAAATCAACTCCTTCTCTTTTTAATGCTTCTTTATAGATGTCTGATGCACTATCATAAGCAAGCGGGTTTACAGATACAGTCTTTTTAACATTAGCAGCTGCATTATATAGTGATTTCATTTGCTCAACTGCACGATTAGCTCCCCGTTCTTCTGCCTGTTTAACAGCTTCATCAAATGCTGCTTTAGATAATGCAGTATCATTAGCATGCATTACCTTCTTCATACCTTCGCTTTCATGTTCGCTGTCAAGTTTTTTGCGTTCTTCATTGCTGCGGATAAGCTCTTCGCCATATTTAACACCTTCTGCAAAGGCTTTCTGCTCTGCTTCATTTTCTGAATCACAGCCTGCAGTATCCATCGCTTTTTTCATACCTTCGCTTTCATGTTCGCTGTTAAGTTTTTTTCTTTCTGCATTGTTGCGGATAAGCTCTTCACCATATTTAACACCTTCTGCAAAGGCTTTCTGCTCCACTTCATTTTCTGAATCACAGCCTGCTTTTTCCATTGCATCCTTATAGCTGTCATTACTATCTGCTGCATGGGCTGCTTCCTGTTCTTCTTCACTTAAAAAGTTTTGAAAAGCTGTTACAAATGCATCTAATGTCTGTTTTAATTCTTCTACATTTTTTGCCATCTTTTTTTCTCCTTTATTATTAATATTATTATCTTCTGCCATAGACCGACATGAGCGGGCGGAGGCAGTCCCTAAAAGCTGGGGTGGTTGGGACGGGGAACGGCTTCGGAGTTCCCCGCCCAGTGAATCATATACTAGCACATCGCTTCCTGCTCTGCCTTCTTCAACTAATGCGATGTGATTTGCCTGTATGTCCGTCATAATAAAATCATATTTCTCACCATTAAATGAACCGCTTTCAAATACCGGCTTATATCTGTAGCTTGCAGAAAGCTCTCTTTGCTTATTACTTTCAATAAGCTTTATTGCTTTACTGTCTGTTATAATTAAAGCATTCATTATATAGGGTGCTTCCCATTTGGCTGATGTGCCGGTAAAACCTACCCGTTCCTCCTTTAAAGGCTTATCAGCACTATCCATTTTATGTTCTCTTAAAACAGGAATGCCGTTAAATGTGTTTAATGCTTTTTGAAGCTCGCTTCCTGCTCTATATCCATAGTATATTTTCTCAGGGTCAAGCTCCAGTATATCCCAGCCCGGTATTTCTCTGCCACGATACGGATTTACTGTCTCTTTTGTTAATGGGCTCACTTCAACATGTAAGTAGCCGTTAATATCCTTGTGCCGTTTAGTATCAAATGCTAATATTTCATTTTTCATTGTTTTTTCTCACTAAATTAGGTAATAATATTTTAAACTCAGACAAGGCGGCTTAAAAATCAGACAAAGGCGTTTACATATTAGTAAATAACTGCAGTCTGATTTTTAAATAACGCAGTATGAGTTTAAAAGATATTACCGCTTTTCTAACCGTTTAAGCTGTAACTCTCTAATCTCTGGTATAATTGGCTCACTGGTGCAGCCACAGTTTATTTCCTGTCCCGGAAATATGTGAAGCTCCTTATCTTTAAACCATAAACCTTTATTTATATCATATATCTTATTATTAGCTTCAACATGTGTATGTCTTGGCTCACGACTTCCCGGATTATGCTTCCATATAGCTTCCTTTATACCCAGCTCTTCATACTCTATATGAGTAATTATTGATGTTGCTTTATTATTTTGGTCTCTTGCTATAAGCATTGCCCTGTCTTTGCTTACTTTATATCTCTTTGCTATCTGCTCAGATAAATATGCTAAATCTCTGCCACGAGTTATACTCTCCATTGTTACTGTAGTAAGTTCAGTAAAATACTTTGCAGGTATGCTTTTTATTAAGTTTATATTTTCAAGCACCAGTGCATTTAATTTATCATGAGCTTTACGAGATAATTTCAAGTTAGTAGTCCAGCCCGCTTTTTTTAAAAGTGCTTTTAAATTATTAGTGCTGTGGGCTGTTGATTTTTTTACAAAATCTTTGGCTATATCTTTTGATGCTTCATCAAAACGCTTACGCCAGCGTCTCATCAGTTTCTTTAATTCATCTTCAATATCGCCACTTGCACTATCTTGAGCCACTATCTCTTTTTCATTTTCTTTATATCTGGCACCCAGCCACCAAAGAACCGATTTATTCATTTCATCTATTAAGCTCATCAGCTTTTTATAATACCATTCCTTAATAGCTGCTGATGCTCTTACTCTGCCATTAACTCGCATATAATCTCCATTAGAAAGGGAGCAGGCTCCCTTTCTGTCCAGCTGCGGACTTTTATTTCCTCCCGATTTGGTCGGAAAGTCCTTGCGGCTAAAAGACAGCCCCTTTCCCACAATGCAAAAATTATAAAGCTCATATGCTTTATAATTTTCATAGGAATAAAAACTCCCGCTCATGCGAGTGTTTTTTGCAAGGACTGTCAAATTCCCGACCAAATAGGGAGGAAATAGAATTTGCACAGGCTGACGGTAGTTTTTATTACTTCTATTAATGAAGGTATTTTTTAATTTTACTTTTTCCAAATTTTCCGTTTTAACTACCAATTTTATATTTTTGCCTTATTTGGCTTTTAAATCCCTTTTATGATAAAATACCCATATTTTTAAAAACTTTTAAAAATAAACAAAATTAAACAGTAAAAACATGGCATATCTTTTATATATCCACTTGACTTTTACACATCTTAAAACTAAATTAGTTTATAAACCTTAAAAGTGTATGATTGACCGTTGACCGTTCATGCAGTAATTGTCAGTTAAGGGTCTGGGCTACTGACAGCTTTTAAGGTTTTTTTACATATCCACTTACCAGCCAAACTCGTTCTTTATCTTCCCATTCCAGTTTAACAGCTGCTTCTATATTTTCTGTTCCGATATATATACGATTTGTATGTCCTTCTTTTTTATACACCTTGCCATTATTAATAATATCAGGCAGCTGCTTTACAAACTCTTCCCCATCATAGCCTTCTTCATTTCTTCGCCTTATAATATGGGCAAGTCCATAACCACCTTTACTCTTACCAGCTTCTCCCCATACAAAATCAATATCACCAATACCTTCTTTATGTATCGCATTAGGAACATAGCCATTTTTGACATTTAATAAATGCTTTATTGCTTCACTAGGTTTACCTGAATACTCTTTGTATGCTTCACCAAATGACTCTTCACTTTCACTACTACTGCAACCGCCTGTTCCAAACTGTCCGTTTGACTTACGGTTTATTTTACTTTCATCAAACTCATCATATGCAAAAGGGTCCCAGTCTAAACCTAAACCACCAAACAAGTCTTCAGGACTGCCCATATCCACAGGCTCTGGCACTGCATCTATGTCTATACTGTTAAAGCCACTTCTTTCATCTTGTGCTAATGCTTTCCTTGCTTCTTCTGGGCTGATAATGCCCGCAGTTGTAAGCTGAACATAAGTATCTGCCTTAATCTTATTATTATTTATTTCTTTTGTTTCATCATTTGATGACTGGATTTTAAAGATAAAATCTATTGTATCATCTACTTCACCAAATAAATCATACTGGATAAGCTCCAATAACCTTTTTAAAGGTTTTCTAAACTGTTTTTCACACTGACTTAATACATATTCATTCCAGTTGTTTTCATCACTTTCCCCTGTGGAATTCATACCACCCGGACTTATCCCTAGAAATTTTGTTAAAGGCTGGCGAAACATTATAGGCATAAGCTCTAAACTTAAACGAACTATCTCTGTAATACCTGTTATGCCTGTGGTAACTGTTACTATATCTTCATCTTCCTTATCTATTATGATAATGCTGTCGTTGTCTCTAAAATCTGCTAAAACTTTAACCCGATTATAAAGCTCTTCCGGGTTGCCGTTATATAATGCACTGCCCATATCTGTTTTAAACACAAGCAGGCTGAATTTATGCAAAAGGCGGGAAGCTGCCTCTCTGTCTTTTATAAAATGGCTCACACTGTCTGCTGCAATCTGGGCAGGGGATATGCCGTAAAAATTATAAGCAGGTTTTAAAAGCATATTCACTTCATCGCTTGATAAATACAAAAGCCGTGATATATGAACTTCCCGCCCTAACACAAACCAAGTCTCTGGCTTAAAATAGTCAGCAGACAGCGGATTAGTGCTGTTATACCTGCCGGGATAAGTATTTATTGGCTCTATAAGAGTAAAACCTTTTATACTTTTGTTTAAACTTTTTTCATCAAGAGCTGAAAGTAAATCATCTTCACCTGTATCTATAAAGATTAAGCAGCCACCAAAATAGCCGTTTAATGCTGCCGCCTTATTAAAAAGCTCTTTTATTTGAAACTTGTTTAAAAACTCATTTATTCTATTAATTTTATCATCATTATTATCTTCTGTATCTGCTGTTCTTATAAGCTCTATAAACTTTGCTGTCATCTCATCTGCCAAGCCTTCCACTCCAGCTCTTATAAAGCCATTCTGCTGTAAGCCTGAAAGGTAAGCATAGCCTAAAAACTGCGGGTATGCATCTATGCCGCCCCGTGCAACCATATTTCTTATAGTATTAAAATGACCAGAATGCTCTAATGCACTATCCATTGCCAGCTTAACTTCTCTGCCTGCATTAGTTAAAGGCACACCATATTTGTTTTTTACAGCTGCAAGCTCATTATTACGGGATAATATATTTTTTAACCCCTGCCAGCTTATTCTTAAACCGCTTTTATTTTCCTGCTTATGTTCAAAACCTATCATTATCCAATAAACCTTTTCTTATTTTTTTTGTTAGTGCATATCTTAACGCATCTATACAGTGGTTATCTTTATCCACTGGCACTGGAAGTATCTCATTTGTATTTCTGTCCTGCTTCCAGCTGTATCTTTCAAACTCATTAATAGTATTTATACAGGCAGGGTGGATATACACCTTATAAAAATTGCGTATATATGAAATACCCTGTTCAACAGAGCCCTGCCATTTATCACATTTTCTTATGTTGTAGCCACGCCGTCTTAAATGTTTAATAATATCAGGTCTTGCACTATCACCATACACAGGCCATCGTGCAGCTGTTTTTATGTGATTAAAAAAACGGGGCAAATCATCAAGTTCCACATGCTTTTCATAACACTCTTTATCTATATACAAACAGCCATCTTCTATAAAACATCTTATAAGAGTAGACGGGTCTTCTGCATAGCCCCAGTCCGCCCCATGATAAAACCTTGCATTATTTGGCGTTTCAAACTCTTTCACTTCAAATATATTTTTAAATATTTGGGTATCGCTTATTTTCCTAAGCCCACCAAGCCATATCCATTTATAGTCATCAGGGTTTCTTTTTTCACATTCTGCTCGCTCTTTTTCCAGCACTTTGGGAAAAAAGGGATTATCTATATAATTAACCTTTTGAACCCATGCATCGCTTTTTGGGTTTACTACAAAATCCTGATAGACAGGGTCTGTTTCATTACATGGATTAAAACTGAATATAAGCTCGCTTTTTTCCTTTCTTATGGTAGGTATAAGCACATCTAAACTGTTTCGTGATATAGTCTGGGCTTCCTCCACCCAGCACCTTGTTATACCTTCCATTGATTTTATGCTTTCTACATTTGTGCGAAGTCCTGCAAATATAAACTCACTGCCTGATACATTCGCAATCCTGCTTTCTGTTATATTAAAATATTTTTCAAGCCCCAGTTTTGATATTTTCTGCACCAAAACTTCATATACACTTTCTTTGATACTCTTCTGTATCTCTCTTGTGCATAATATACGCTCTTTGTTTAAAAGGCTTTGAACAACCAAATATTCTGCCACAGCATGAGTCTTGCCACTGCCACGACCACCATACAGCACTTTATAACGACAACTGTTTTTCCATAAACCTGTAAATATTGCAGGCACATTTATATCTATGTGCCGTTTAGGCTTCATTTAACACCCTCATATTAAACTGCACTGCTTCTTTATCTTCTTCACTTAATTTTTCAAGCATATCTTTTTTTATTCTGCTCGTAATATCTGCTATCTGTTTCGCATTATTTACAAGACTGTTGATTTTTGCAGTATCTACTTCATCTATTGCCTGAGCATCTATATATGTCATAATTTTATTATGAACTCGCACTAAATCATCAAGCACCTGCTTCACTGCCGATTCTGTTTCCTGCTCTTTTAAATCAAGGCTGTCTGCTCTTTCCACCCAGCCGTATTTCTCACACCAGCGGGAAAGGGTGGTGCGGGTAGCGGAACAGTAGTCTTCCTTTTTTATCTGCCGTGCTGACGCAGAAAAATCACGATTATTTTTTCGCCAAACATGGAAGCAATACTCTCTAACCTCTGCTCCACTTTCCATATATTTAATCCTTCATCTTGTTTTCAATATAATTAAGACGCTTATTATTATCGCCTGTAATGTTTTTTACATCCTGCAAATCGTCTTTCAAATCATCTACATCACGGCGGACATCATTTAACATCTCACGCATAAGATGTGTATTCTCTGACATCTCTTTTTGAATAACCAAAAATTCTGGCACAAACCTATGGATTAACCTGTAAAAAAATACAATAATGATGATGCCAAATAACTGACCTGCACCAAGAAGAACTGTAAGGGTTACACCAGACGATGTGGATAATGCTTTAATTATTTCTGCTTCCATTATTATTTACCTGCCATTTTATAAATTCTTCCAAAGAAATTCTTAATATTTATAAAAACTTCACATATTGGTTTAACAGCTTTCTGGACTGCATCTTTTGCCTTTTTAATGAAAATACATTTGTTATCTCTGGTATCTTCATTTACTAAAAAATACCAAAGCACATGTCCTGCTAATATTAAAATTATACCTGTAATTATTAAAATCATTTTAAAAACTCCTTATTATCATTTTCATTCACACATCTGTCATTCAGAGACTGCTTTTGCAGGCGAAGAAATTTATTTAAACTTTTATTCAAATTTTCATCCGTGAAAATTTGAAACTACGGAAGCACCGAATAAATCGGCTGCTTCCTTACTAAAGGGCGGGCGTCCTGCCCTTATATGTCATTCTGAGCCTTTAGGCGAAGAATCTTATTAAATTTTTATTCAAAAAATCGTCCTTGATTTTTTGAAACCACGCATAGTCAAAATAAATTTGTCTATGCTTACTAAAGTGCTTTTAGTCCAGCTACGGTCGTTTGTTTCCTTCCTATTCGTCGGAACGACCTTGCGTCGCAAAAAACGCTCCCCTAAAAGCCTTTGTCATTCTGAGGCGAAGCCGAAGAATCTGAACTCTTAAAACATCTAATACTTGCTTCTAAACTCTTTATATACGCCACTAAATCTGCAATATTTATCATTAATACTGCCACATTCTTTTCACTTCCTATATGGGCATTCTTATCAAGTGCAGTAAGCTCCACCCGTGCAGGCACTCCACACTGCCTATTTTTTACTATCACCTGCGAATGCTGTGAACATGCCCCAATAGTTATTAATATTATCAACAGCAAAATTACTTTTTTCATCATCTATAATATCTCCTGAAATAAATGGGGCAGGGAGTGCCCCATTTATTACCCACTCTTTATTTAAGGAGGCGGCAGGCTGTATGATGCTTGGCGAATGTTTATTTTTTAAAAGTAAAAGGACATCATTTCTGGCTTTTAACCGTTCATCACATATTTGCTCTGCTTCTATTACCTGCCGCTGTAATGATTGTATATTTTTATCTATTTCTTTAATTGCAGCTTCTCTTAATAATACCTGCTCTTTTAATACTATATTTGCTTTTTGCAGTGCTTTGTTCTCTGCTGTATATATCGCAAGCAATATAGAAAGCACTAATAATGTAGTAAAAAGAAACAGTATAATATATTTACTTAATGGCATAATGTTTCCCCCTTAATCTACTAGCTCATAATGTGGATAATCTTTTAAATTAGTAAAATCTCTGCCCCATTTGATTTTTATATTTAACTCTTCCGCTTTTTTCATTATTAATTTACCAAGCCTTTCAAATGCTGGAATATCATCCCAATTTAAAGGAAGTGGCACCACATCTACTGCATGGCTGGGCTGCATATTATGCTTGGACTGTCCAAATTTTGCTTTACTTTTGCCAGCCATATATGCTTTTTCCTGCTCATATCTGCCACGAAACCCACATATAACAGCACATTTTTCACTTTCTGCCACTGCTTCAATTAACCTTATTAAATCGCTGTGGCAGGTATTTAATTTCTGTCTGCTTGTCTTTGATAATGGCATAAAATTCTCCATGATGTCATTCTGAGTGGGCTTTAGCCCCGAAGAATCTATTAATTCATTTCCTGCTTTTAATATAAAAAATATGCTTATACAGGTCAAAAAAAAGGCTTGAAAAAAATACTTGTCTTAAATAATTGAAAAAATCTGATTAATTATTGATAAATAAAAACTCTTTTTTAAACTGAATTTAAATTTTTTTGATTTTTTTATGATTTGAAAAATTTAGAGCGATTTTTTAAATCGGATTTAAAAAAAATACCCTGCTTAACGCAGGGCTTTCATCTCATTTCGGACAAGAGAGCGTATATATTCAGCTACACTCTTATATTCATTTTCTTCCATCTGCTCTTTTATAAATTCAAGCATACTAGGGCTAAAGTGTATCATCATACCTTTACTTTTTTCATTTTCTGGCAGTTTTTTTCTACCAGCTCCTCGTGGGTTTTTCTCTGTTATCATATAAAGCTCCTTATATTTATAATAATCTATTATACATACATATATTAAAAAATCAATATTTTTTTTTAATTTTTAGATATTTTTTTATTGACAAAACTAAATAATTATAGTATAAATAATTATCAGCTAAAGAAAAAAGATTTTTTAGTTGAAATATATAAAGGAGGTGAAAAAAGTGGGTAAAAAAGAAAAAGCAACTCTTTTAATTATACTGCTTGAAATTGTAACGGCAATTATCAAGCTAATAAAAGAATTGCTCTAAACTAAATGGGCGGGGGCTTTTACAAGTCCCCAACCATACCCACAATATAATCATTTTAAAAATTTTGTCAAGCAAGAAAAAACCCTGCTAATCACTATGCAGGGCTTTTTTCTAGTATTAAAATTTAATACTTTTGTCTAGTAATAGAGCTTATAGGATATTCTTCTTGATTAATTACAAATGAAATCTCACTATTATTTTGAATTATTTTTACTGCATTTGTTGACCTTAATGTATGCATAAAAACATGGTGTATTGATAATACTGCATCCTGTAAATCGTCATCTTCCTCTAAATCTTTTATAATAAGCCCTATTTCTTTACATTTTCTTGCGGACAAATGACGATTATGTGCAAGATTAATAGAATGGTCTCCCAATTCTTTAATGATACTCTCTCTATTATCATTATTAGCAAGCATATTTTTTCTAAGCCATTCTTTTACTATATCTGTTGACCATTTTATTGCTTTATGGCATTCACCTAATATTGTAGGTGGATATTTAGCTATAATTGGCTGCCATAATGGTATAGAGTTTGGATTCTTTGTAGCATCATCTTGTGCTGTTTTAAATTCTTCTATTATACCATGAGCTGCAACTCCACCAATTTGAGGGTCAATTGGACCAAGTGATGAATGAGCACCCATATATATTTCTTTGCAAGAACAGGCTATCATTGTGCCAGCAGACATTGCCATTTGCGGAACAAAGCAAACTATATCATTACCAAATTTTGTGTGTAAATAATCAACTATAGATTCTGTTGCAGCTGCTCCACCACCGGGAGTATGTAATATCAAATCAAGACCTTTGTCAAAATCCATTTTATGCATTACTGTCATAAAACCATTCTTGTCTATATCATTAACTGATGTATTTTGAGAATTAGGCTTATCTAGCCAACCACTATAATAACATATGATATTTCTTTTCCGAATATTATATAATTTTGATATATATTTTTTGCGAAGTATATCAAAATGCGAGCCTGCTTGTTGAAGCTCATTATATAAGTCATGAAAATTAGGCATTATCATATCCTTTTACATTAGTATTAATTGGGTGTATATCATAAGGTTTTATTTCCTGCACTTTTGGAATAGTTGACCATTCCTTTTCCATTTTATTAAATAATAATTTCTTATCATCGGTTATATTGAATAGCTTATATATATCATTAATTTTATCTGAATTGTGTTTTTTATATTTTTTTTCCATATCTTTCATAACAAACCCCTTTAATATATTATATATGAACAATAAGCAAAATTCAAGCCAATTTATTATCCCTGCCAAAAGGCAGGGCTGTATTAATTTTTAGTATTATTTATTCTCATTTTTATCTTTTAATTGAGTAATACTGTTTTTAAGGTCTTCAAAAGAATTTATAAATTTATACCCTAAAGAAAAAAATAAATTAGCAATAACCAATAATGCAAATGTTAAACCTGTATAAAATATAGATAGTAAATTAATAACATTTGCAGACACATACATCTTTTCCGCTCCTTATTTTATTAAATATAGCTATTTTAATACACAGTATTTTGTAATAATATTTGCCAAACATTTAATAACACAGACTGGTCAAAAGATAATCTTTCTATAATATTATCTTCTCCAGCTTCTAAAAACTCTAATATACATTTACCATTATTAGTATATATTTTAAAATCTCTATAATAATATCCTTCCAAAGTTTTTCTGTCATCTTTTTCAATAAATACCATCATAGGCAGTGTAACTTTCATATATGTATTTTTATTGAAATTTGTTGACATTGTAAGTATTTTTTTAACATCTTTTTGTGGTATGTAATAATATTGATACAAAGAGCCTTTTTCAAATTTTTTTACAAATTCAATAGTTAAAAAATATGAACCAAAATCACTAAATTCATTTGCAATATCTTCTCCAAATTCTTCCCAATACAAGCCCTCATAATGAAATGTTACTTCGCTATTATTTAGAGAACTATGTACCTTACTATTTTTAATAAATTCCATACTGGCTTTTGTTGTTATAATATCAGCAGTAGGTCTAATAAATTCCGCATAAGCAGTATTAAATCCTGTAAGTATGACAATAATAAATAAAATTTTTTTCATAACTCACTCCCTTAACTTTTAAAAAATTTATATATTTTCCTGAATATATTCATTTTTTCATTTTCATAACTGTTTGTATCATCATTTGTTTCATTATTAAACATTTTTTGCCATGCAGATATAGGTTCTTCTTCCTTTTCTAAAATTTTAAAATTTTCCATATTAAGATTTGGGCATAATTCACATATTCCAACAGAGCGTGCTTGTAACTGCTCTTTTAGTGGTGATGGGTGTTTATCATTCATCCACATTGCTGTTGAGCGTAACATTTTACATGGTAATATAATCTTATACCAATCATCATTTAAAACTGTTCTATCTATTCTTGTGCAATAACTATATATATCTTCAGTATTTAAAGATTTATTAAAACATTCTAACCATTTTAAATTTTTAAAATCTTGCAATACTCCATCTATAAATAAATATGCTGTTCTCCATGCTTTTACAGCTTGCACAATATTATTTAAAACTATATAATCTTCTTTTGTTGCTGGTGTAAAAAAACAAATTATATTGTTATTTTCTTCCATAACTACTGACATATGTTTCTCACAAACTTGTTTCAACACACTCCACAATTTTGATTTTGGATTATAAAAAACAAAAATATAAGGTGCATAACTATATTTAGAAATTAAAAGTTTAGTATAATTAATATCAAAAGGCATTATTTTTGTTGCCATATTCACATCCTTCATATTATTTATCAAATTTTAACTTGATAATCTTTGCATATCTTTTTTCATAAATTTTACGATTTTTAATAACAGCTTCCATATATCCTTCTGCTCTTTCTAATTCATTTTTATTAAGTTGAAGAGCTAATTTTAAAAATCTTTGTGGCAAATTATATGTTATTGATAATGTCTTTATCCTTTCGTCATCAATATAATTGTTGTCGTTATTTAAAATCATATCCCCAATTCCATTTACAAGCCAGTCACTATTAATGTTAAACTTTTCTTTTAATAATATAATAACACTATCATCTATTTTTCTATCGCCTTTTTCATAATAACTTATAGCCATTTTTGTTCTGCCAAGCTCTCTCCCAAACTCTGTTTGTGTCATTTTTAAATAATTTCTTATTTCTTTAAATCTTTGATTTATTTGCATTTTTTAATATTCCTTTATTCAAATAAGTAAACATTGTTTATTTTTGCTTGACAAATAAACAATGTTTACTTATATTATATTTATCAAGTTTAATAAAAAGCTATTTTTTAGCATTTTATTAAACTTAAATACAAAATATTATACTTAATTTTTTACTTAAAATCAATATAAAAAGCACGATTTTACGGGCTTTTTAAATAAATATATGGAGGCTAATATGGAGCAAAAGCAAATTATTAAAAAGCTTTTAAAAGAGAAAGCTATTTCTCAAACATCTATCGCAAAAGCATTAAATGTTAGTAATACCATAGTTAATAATGTTATTGCTGGCAAAGATAGAAGTGAGAAAGTAGAAAAAGCTATTACTCAGCTTACAGGGTATAAATTCCCACAGACTTTTAAAAGTGATGAAGAAGTAAAAAATATGCTTCAGGGGGTGATATAATGACTGAATTAAACTTAATTAATGAAGATAAATTCATTATTTTCAACAATGAAAAATATATTAGTGCTGAAGATATTGGTATTTATCTAGAGTATAAAGACCCAGCTAAAGCAATACTTCGTATTTATAACAGAAATAAAGATACTTTAGACGGACATACTGCCCTTATTAAAGTGCAGGTAAAACATCAAAAATATTTTAAGAGATATTTTACAAAAGAAGGCTTTTATTTAATAGGTATGATTTCTAATCAAAAGAAAAGTCCAGAATTCAGGAGAGCATTAGCATCTTATATAAAAGAAGAAAGAATTGCAGGCAATTTTAACCCATTTACTAAAAAAGAAAAAATCACTTTTAAAGAAAAATTTTACAATTTATTACATAAAATTTTTTCTTTTTTTAAACACAAAGACATAACACCTTTGTTTCTCAGAGCCTGTGAAACAGGCGAAGAGTCTAAAAATAAAAATTAGGAGCATAACATGGCATTAGTAATTGAAACAGAAAAATACAGAAATAAAGAAAATAAAGACATTATAATCACTCTTTTAAAAATAAATGCAGTTGATGAAGATTATAAAGAGCCAGCATATATTTACAAAACAGATGATTTATATGCAGGCTGGCAGGTATCTTTAAATGAAAACTTTTTAAATGACTGGGAGAAGATAAATGAGTAATAAATTTCAATTCTTATACTTTAACAAAATCATTGCAGTTATTCGCAGCTGCGAAAATGAAGTGCAGCTTGAAAATGTCCGCAGGTGGTTTGACAAAGTTACATATATAAACAAGCTGCCAGTAGAGCTTACAAATAAAATTGTTAAAGCATATAGAGCAAAAAAGCAGCAAATTCAAAATGGGTTAGGAGTAAGATATGGCAACAGCTTATGAAATAATAAATGGGACACCATTAACAGATAAAATGCGAGAGCAAATAAAGCACTACAGGAATAACTGGACTGCATTTTCAAGAATAAAAGCGGTAGAAACAGAAATAATGTTTAACACTGATTTCAGTTATGAAGAAAATGTGCGGATATTTTTTGAAGTAGCAGCATATCTTTTCAGCATAGAACAGGCAGAAGTGGCAGAAGTGGCAGTAGAAGAGATATGTGAAAATAGAGAATATTATTTAGATTCTTCATTGCCTGCAAGCAGGCATTCAGAATGACACTTATTTCCCACTATGTCATACTGAGCGAAGCGAAGTATCTGAACTTAATAATATAATGACAAGGAGAATATAATGGCAGCAGCAAAAAAGACATATCACAAAGCACAGAAGTATGACAACCTGCTGAATATTTTGAAACTGATGAGCAAAAAACCGCAGGGTGTTACAGGTGATGAAATCGTGGAAGAATTAGAGCTTAATAAAACCACCTGCCTTTCAGTCTTGATGAGCCTTTTAAATTATGGGTTTGCAGAAAAACAGGGAGACAGGTTTTATTTAGGAAACGAAGCAGGTATGCTTTGGGCAAACAGACTTGCAATACTTAAAGCGAGAAAAGAGAAAACAGATAAAGAGCTTGAAACATTAGATGTATAAGGGGGTGTAAAGTGCAAAAAATAGAATTTTCACTTATAGACAATAGTTATTTAGAAGTCAAATATGACGGTGAGGAAGCATTAGAAGATAAACTTAACAGTAAATTAAAAAATGAAATCATTCGTCGTCTTTTACTTGATATTGCACGAAGCTATAAAAATCAAGGTAAATCGCAGATAGAGTATTGCGATAAACTAAATAAATATATGCGAAAATCAATCGCAGCAATATCAGATGAAGTATTTAATAAAGCAGAATAATTTTTGGAGGGTAAAAATGAGTAAAAAGGAAATAACAGTAGAAACAGAGAAAAATATAGACTCTTCGCCTAAAAATCAGGCTCAGAGCGACACGACCGCCAGCAACCGTCATTCTGAGGCTTTAGCCGAAGAATCTATAAACACAATAGACACATTTAAACTTGAAGCAGAGCATGCAGCTATGCAGCAGATAGCAGAATTAAATGTAACAAAAATCATAGATACCGAAAAAGAGCAAAAAAATAATGAAGAAAGGCAGGCATTAATTGCAGAAGCATCACGACTTACTGGCAGGGTGGAAGCGTTAAACTTTATAAAAAAAGTGGCGGACACCGCCAGTTTAGTAACAATTAAAAAAATCAAAGAAAGTGGTGCATATAAAGAGCTTCCAAATATAAATACATGGGAAGAATATTGTAAATCCATAGGAATTAGTCGCAGATATTTAGACGAACAGTTAGAAAGTTTATCAACTTTTGGAGAAGATTTTTTGGCGGTGTCCGCCACTTTTGGTGTTGGATATAAAGAGCTTCGCCAGCTTAAAAAACAAGTCAAAACCGGACAATTAGAAGTGCATGAAGCGGAAGTGATTATTGACGGGGAAACAATATCACTTTCAGAAACTGATGCTTTAAAAGATGCACTAACGGACCTTATTTTAAAAAATCAGGAAGAGAAAAAGCAGCATAAGGCAGAATTAAAAGCAAAAGATAAGACTATCCAAACTTATGCAGATGCAGCAGAGCTTGCAAAAGAAGAAGAGAAAAAAGCGAAAGCCTTAGCAGATAAATATAAAGACGATATAGCACATTTCTTTTCTGGCAGAATATCCAAAGTCGCAGAAAGCGACAGAAGCGATTTTCAAGATATAGTTAATCTTGAAAAAGATTTTGAGCAGCTAAATATAGGCATAAGCAACCTGCTTGCAAAAGATTATTCAGCATTTAATGCTAATATGTTCTGCTGCCTTTTAGGCAAAATGATAATAGCAATAGATAGTGCCAGAATACAGGCAGGCTCAAAATATAAATTATTTAACTTTGATGCAGGTATTCTTTCTAATGAAGAAAAAAGAGAGTTAGAGCAAGGTATGACACCATTAGATTTCTTAGATGCAGAATAAGAGATTTTGATAACAGAAATAAATAAACGGGTTTATTTATGAAAGGCATAGGATGTGCCGTCGCTTGCGTAAGGATTGATGAATTTATTTCAGCAATCCGTGTTTTTCAAAATTCATGGATGAATTTTGAAATAAAAATAAACGAAACCAAAAACCGAATTTATTTCAGTTTTTGGTTGGAGTGGATATTGGAAAGAGAAATATACAATGCTCTGATAAATTTATCAGCTGCAGAAAAAACAGAAATGGTGAAAAAATTAGCTGCACATTACAACTGCTCCATATCTACAATATGGCGTAAAGCAAACAGTGCCGGGATAAAAATGCGTGCAGAGCGGAGCGATAAAGGCAGCACCAATATTGATGAAACAATACTAGAGCTTGCAGGCTCTCTTATTAATAAGTCAAAAAGAAAAAATGATAAATATACTTTTGATGTAAAAGAGATATACCGCCATTTAACTGGGGAATTAGGGCTTGTGATAAATGTGAGCTACCCTTATTTTTGTGAGCTTTTAAGAAAACGGGGCTTAACCAAAGATAATTTTAAAAAGCCTGCACCCCATGTTCAGCTTATATCAGAGCATCCAAATCAGATGCATGAGTTTGATGTATCAATATGCCTTATGTGGTATTTTGACACAAAAAGCGGGCAGATGGAAGAAGATGTTGACTATAAAAGAAAGTTCTATGCAGGCAAGGTGGAGCAGTATGTTATGCAGGAACTGCAGGGCAAAAAGAAGCTGCACCGCTATGTGCTGGTAGACCATACAAGCGGGGCTTTCTATTTCAGATATTATTTATCAAAAGGTGAAAACTCACTTGACGGCTCTGATTTTCTTTTTAAATCGTGGAGCTCTAAAAAAGAAATGGCATCAGAAATAACTGATGGCAGCAGTTATCAAGGCTTATACCAATTTCAAGGGCTGCCAAAGTATTTATATACTGATAAAGGCTCAATACTACGCAGGAAAGCAATGCAGAACCTGCTTAAAAGCTTAAATATTGAGCTAATATTTCATGAAACAGGCAACCCGCGAGCAAAAGGTATGGTTGAAGGCTTAATGAATATTATAGAAAAAGGGTTTGAAAGCCGTCTTAAAATTTTCAAAATAAAAGATGTAGATGAGCTTAATAAATATGCTCTTAAATGGTGCATAGAGCGAAACCTTTTAAAAGAGTTCAGGGGCAGAAAAACTGCTCGTATAGAGCTTTGGCGGAAGATTACAAAAGAACAGTTTATAAAATGCCCTGATTACGATGTATGGGCTGCATTAATACAGGAAGAGCCAGTTAAACGAAAAGTAGATGGTAATGGCAATATATCATATAACGGCAGCACTTATGCACTAAAAGAAACTAACCTTTTTTATAAAGAAGTTGTTATCAAGCCTAATGCTTTTGATAAATCAAAAATCTTTGTGCATAATGATGGCTTTGTCTGGGTGGCTGAAATTTGCCCTGTGGATGAATGGGGCAGAACTATTGGAGCTAATGCTGTCCGAGTATCAGAATATAAAAAACCTGCACCAACTGACATTATGAAGTTTGATAAAAAATCAGAAGAGATATTATCAAATACTTATGGGGTTGATTTTAAAGGCAAAAACTCTAAACGGACAATGAAAGCACCTAATACCCAAAAAGAAGAAACAGTGCTTGAAAATGATAATGTTGCATTTTTAGAGCCGCAGGCAACACATATCAACCCAAACCCTGCCATACCTTTAACAGCGGATAAAAAACAGCCTAAAAAGGAAGCAGAAAACAGGTATATAAAGCTCTCTGATATGATACGAGTGTTTACAGAAGAATTTGGCAAAATATCAGTGGAACAGCGGGATAAACTTATAACAATCTATCCTAAAGGCTGCCCAGCTGGCACCACAATACAAGATATATATAATGCACTGTATGCACCAAAGGCAGAAATACACAAATTAGGGGGTGCTTCATAAATAAGTAGAATATATAGTCATTCTGAGCCTTTAGGCGAAGAATCTAAAAGGAGATTATATGCTTTTAAAAACATTATTGGAAGAAAAAAACATCAGCTTTGATAAATTTATTAAAAAATTTAAAGAAGCAACTGGTGAACAGTTAAGCAAAGCATCATTTTCACTATTTTTAAATACGGGAAAAGAGCTTAAAAAAATACCAGAATTTAAAGAAAAAATTGCAAGGACTTATAACTTATTAACAAAAGAAAATAAATCAAAAGATGAGCTTTTTGCTTATCAGGAGGATAATATGATAGAATCAATGAATTTAAGCTATAATGAGCTTAAACATTTCGGGCTTACAAAAGACCCATTTTTACCATTTATTACAAAAGAAAGTGATATTATCATGCTTGAAAGCCATTTTTTCGCACTTGAAATGATGCGGGCAGCACGAGAAACAGGACAGTTTACAGTTATAACAAGCGAAGTTGGCGGTGGCAAAACTACTGTGCTGGGTAAATTTGAATCGGAAACTAAAGCAATGAGCGACTGCTTAATTGTAAAAGTCCGCACTCGTGATATGGACAGATGC